TGGGTATCAGTTAAAAGCGCACCGAAGGCGGCAACCATACCAGCCGCCGCGAAGGGGTGCCGGTCGGGCTGTTCTTCTTCTTCCTGGTCGCTTGTATAGAGTCCGGACCGGTTAACCTGTTTTATTTGGGCCTCTGATAGTTCGGCACAGTCGCCCCAGGGGCGGCAGTTTGTCAGGTGGCGACTTGTGGAGGGGCTGTATTTGTCCGTATTTAGGTAATATATACCAGAGGCGGCAACATAGACCACAAGGGGCCAGTGATACCCGTAACTGTAAACGGTATAAATTGACCGGTCCCCGTTCCACTCTGAAAACAGGTGCGAACCCTTGAACGGCTGCCGGGCCTCCACGAGGCGCCGGGCGTCCCTGTTTGCGATCTTTACAGCGCTACTCATGGCCTGGCCTCATAGATCAGCCAGTCAGCCACGAAGGCCGCCACCAGGGCGACCAGGTAACACGAGAGAACCACCCCGAGAGGAGCGGCGACCGTGGCCCCGTAGAGCGGGACCAGGTGGCAGGCCAGGAGGCCCGCCACCAGTTGAGACAGTCGCGCCAGGTTGGCCCGGCTCACGACTGCGCCCGCTGTTTTTGTATTTGTTGAATCCTGGCACGCATCCGGAGAGCATCCACGACTAAAACCGCGGAAACTGCGCCGATAACATACCAAAAGGCAGAGTATAAAATAAGTTCAAACATATTGAACCTCCTTATTTGCTGTTGGTGTATTACTGATATAGGATAAGGCCAGGAACCGCCCAGGGACGGGCGTCTGTCGTCTGTTGTGTCGCTTCTCGTAGATCATGGCTCTTAATCCTCACGACAATATAAACACGGGCCGACCATTGAGGCCAGAGAATAACGAGCGGCCCGCATTGCGCCGGATCAGGTGCGGCGCATGGGTGGCCGGTGGCCTGGTGGCCGTTCGCCTGGCCCGCTGGCCTGGTGGCCTGGCGCCCTGCCTGGCCTGGCTGGCCTGCTGCCTGATCCTGGGCGCCTGGCTTACTTTAAATATTAAGGTGTACCAGCTGGAAGATCCGAACCGCGGTTTCTATAGGTCTTTAATTATACAGCACTTACGCCACTTTAAATATTAAGGCAGTTTCTGACTCTTGCAGGGATCACGGGGCCGGCGCCGGTGCTAAAGTTGACAGAATAGGCCAGGGCCGGCGGTGATCAGATCGGCAGAAAGTCAGTTTTTCCGCTCAACGGCTTTGGCCTGCGCGGCTTCGTTTTCGACGGGGGCGGGCCGGCGGAAGTAGCTGTCCATAGATTTTTTTGGTTATTTTTGCCTGTTTTGGTTAGCTTTGAGTTAATGAAACAGTTAAGAATCTGGTTAGTTTTCATCTTATTACTGCTAATTATACTTTTCATAGTGGGCTTTTTCTCTGGTTGCAGTGATTGGTCTATTTGTGGTGTTGAGTTAGACAAATTATGAGTCAGCCGGAGACTGCTCGTTCGTATAAGGGCAGTATTATTGATGATAACGCTATAATTTCATTGAACATAAAGTGGCTCATACAGGCAATCGTGTTATGTGCTGGTATAGTATACGGTTATCTAAAGATAGAGTACAGAATCCAAGAATTAGAGCGAAGTATGATAGCGGCAAACGAAGAGAGGGCTAATTTAGTTTCAAAGCACATCATAAATGAAGAGATTGCTCGTGAAAAATTAGAGGAACGGGTAGCTTTTTATGAGAAGGAGTTCAATATAAATCCTTTTAGTTGGAGAAAGAAGAAGAAATAAGATATAATAGCCGGGTATATTTGAAAAGTTAATCAGGTATGTTAGAGGTATCGTTTGGCTTGGCAAATGAACGTGGTTGGTTCCCGGCTATGTATTTTTAACCCTTTGCTAAAGGGTTACGGTAAGGGTTAATCTAACCCTTTTTTATTATTCCTGAAAGCCTTACCGTAAGGGTTAGGTAAAGGGTTACCGTAAGGCTTCCTATATGTATATGACTATGTATATGTTACTGTTAAGGTAGGTGATCACCTAAAAGGATTTGAACTTTTCAATAAAAAATTTGTATATTAAAAAGTGAAAGTTAAGTGTCGCAATAAGACCTTTGATGTTTTTGAAAGGTCGGATGCTGACGCTCTTGGCATGGTATACCGATCAGATTGGCGTAACGCATCCGATGGTGATTGGGTGCTTACTGCTGATGATATGGTACTGCGGGTTTTAGGTAGGAGGACTTACAATGTCCCGAATACAAAGAAGGATCATTACTTAATCAAGACAGGTTATGGAGAGATTCCCACTTACAAGCCTCAACTATACTCTCGTAAGCAGCCTGATTATGAATGGGACATCCGTTACAAGAAGAATTTAGTTCGTAATGTTAAGCCAACAGCACTTCAGTCCGCCTTCATCCAGCAATTGGTTGATCACTATGAGCCGGACATCAATGGTTTATGGAAAGTGCCTGATCTTATTGACTGTTATATGTCTGTTTACAGTGACAATAACCCATCCAACTCGCTACGCAGGGCATTGGCAATACTGCGAAAGGAGAGTGTAAAGAAAGTTATGTCAGAAAAAATGAAAGATCGTTTTTTTAATATTGGCGTTGATGATGATTATGTTGCCAATAAGTACAAGGATTTTATTGAAGATGCTGGTTCCCCAGCCAACACCAGGTTACAGGCTCTAAACCGGGTGAGTGATATACTTGGTCATGTCAAGAAGGAAGAGAGAAACACGGAGCATACTGTTTTAATGCTGTCAGACGGTGAGAAGAAGCTGTTGGCCCAGCACAAGAAACAGTTGCCGGATAAGAAGCTGGACAGCCTTATTCCTGATGATGACATAGCGGATCATGTTCTCGGTGCTGGTTTTGGACATAAGGACACCAAGAAGATGGTTGAAAAGATTAAAAAAATAGATATAGTAACGGAAGCGTGAACACAGATCAAAAGAAAAAGATTTTACAGCGGATGTATGTTGATCCGTTTTTCTTTGCCCAGTTTTTATTTGGTGACAAGGAAAACACAATGCACTATCACATGAGGTGCGAATCACCTGAATTTCACAGGGAAATATTTAACGCCTTACTTGCGCTCGACCCGGGAGAGAAACTTGCGGTTGTCGCTCCTCGTGGTCATGCAAAGACCACTCTTATCTCTTTTATATACCCATTACACCAGATACTCTTTGGGGAAGAAAAGTTTGTGCTTCTGATTTCCGAATCGGAGACACAGTCAAAGTATTTACTGGAAGCCATTGGGAGCGAAATAGAATATAACAAAAAATTGCGTGAATATTTCGGCAACCGCATGGGCGATACCTGGGGTAAGGAAGAAAAAGAGATTATTACTGGTTTTGATGAATACGGCAAGCCGTCCGGCACTTGCAAGATACTGATTCGCGGGACCGGGCAGAAGGTGCGTGGGTTGAAATATGGACCATATCGTCCAACCCTTACTATTGTTGATGATGGCGAAGGTGAATCCAACACAATGACCGAACTTTCGAGAGAAAAATTTAAAAGATGGTTTAATGCGGCAGTTATCCCTGGTTCCACAGATGCTAAATTGTGTTTTGTGGGTACAATCGTGGATGATAATTCGTATCTTAACCGGGTAGCGGGGCGCCGGTCTTACAATAAGGCTGGAGAAAAAATAGTCAAGGGCTGGAGGTCAATGTTTTACCAGGCTATACCACAGGATACGGAAGCCGGTATATTTTCGGCTTCAGGTAAGGAGTTTCGCAAGAATAGGAAAATACAGGTCTTATGGCCCCAGCATCGTTCTTACAAGTGGCTCAAGGCAGAAAAGGACCGCTTATCGTCGGAAGGCCATGTATCGTATTTTTACCAGGAATACCAGAATATACCTATGGATGACTCTTTCAGGGTGTTCAAGGAAGGTGATATTCAGTATTGGGAAGGCAGTTATGTCACATCAGCTGGTCATGCCTACTTAAATATTTTAAGTGATAGTGGTGAAAAGCGTATTCCTGTTAATATTTTTATGGGTGTGGACCCGGCATCATCAGAGAATGTTAAGGCGGATTACACTGTGATCATGGTTATTGCGGTTGATCCGGAATTTAATATCTATGTAATAGAATATTTCCGGGGCCAGGTTGCGCCTATGGACGGTGCGGACAGAATATTCGCAATGGCTGATCTGTATGCGCCTAAAGACATTAAGATCGAGGAAACGGGCCATGTTATGCTGGCAGACTATATCCAGCGCCGTAGTAAGGAGTCCGGAAGATTCTTAAATATTAATGCCAAGAAGGCTATTAAAAACAAATATTACCGCATCAAGCAGATGCAACCCTATTTTGCGTCCAAAGCAGTCTATATGAAACAAACCCACTATGACCTGATTGATGAACTTTTACAGTTCAAGGAAGTGGGTACATTCAAAAAAGACACCCTGGATGCGTTAAGATGGGCGCTGGACGATGTATGGAAGCCTACTTTACAATTTAAGGACAATGTATGGGTGGAGCCGGACACCGCACGGATAAGAACAGATTGGGAAACAGGCAGGATAATAGCTAACTGATGGCTATTAAACTTACAAAACTCGATCTTCCGGATGTGGGCTACACAGAAGTGAGAAACGAATATACACTCTACAAATCAAGCGGAGAGGAATGGCGCTACCAGATAGCAGAAGATGAAGATTTTTATCTCGGCAACCAGCTTACTGACTCCCAAAAGGAATACCTGGAATCAGTGGGCCAGCCGCCGGAGGCCAATAATAAGATAAGACCAGCAGTTGAAACCGTATTGGCAAACATAGCGGCGGCTTCACCTGAATGGGATGTCAGGCCTATCGGTAAAACAGATAATGACCTGGCTTATGTATGTAATCAGATGCTGGATTGGGTCTGGCGCGAATCTGACGGGGATGTGCAATTTAGGAAGGCTTGTAAGGATTTTATTATCAAGGGGCTTGCTTATTTATATGTTTATCCAGATTGGAACGCTGATGGAGGATTGGGCGGGGCCAGGTTCAGGCGTATCTCACCTGAATCTGTTTTTGTGGACCCGAATACAATGCTACCGGATTTCTCTGATTCATCATCCATGATGTTCTCTGATCTGCATACCAAAGAATCATTAAAAGCGATCTTCCCGCAATATGCTAAAAAAATAGAAGAAGCCCGCGAAGATCACGAAATAAATGAACAGGGAAGCGGTAAATACTCAAGGGACCAGGTGTGGACCAGGGGTGATGTAAGTAAAGATCACCAGGCTATGATCAGGAAATATGTCCGCTTCAGTAAAGTGAATGTTCCAATGGTCCTGATAACAGATATGAATACCGGCAGTTCAAAGAAATTTGACCGGGACCAGTACAAGACACTGCTTATAGATCCGCGTTACCAGGCAATGGTTACAGAAGGGATAATTGTTGAAGAACTTATCTATGACCAGCACATAAGAGAAGTTGCCTTTTTCGGGGATGAACAGATTTATGACGAAATATTACCAATTACCAGCTATCCAATAATTCCAGCCTGTAATGAGCATACGTCCACCCCATTCCCATCCGGTGACGTTCGTCACGCAAAGACACCCCAGCGTATGCTCAACAGGACCGAAGCGTTATTAATATCACATACAACTGCAACAACAAATTTTAAATTACTTTACGAGGACGGGGCGCTCGATCCAGGAGAAGTGAATAAGTGGCATATACCAAATGCCCTGATTCGCGTGAATCCGGGGGCATTGAAGGAACAAAAAATCAAAGAGTTTGCCCCGCCCTCCGTAAGTAGTCAGCTATATTCTGAAAAACAACGCTATGAACTTGACATAGAACAAGTCTTTGGAGCCTATAAATATCTACAGGGTTCATCGTCTGATGCACCTGGGTCTGTAGGGGAGGCTCAAATAGTGGATGAGGCGGTGGCCCGTAAACAAAACTGGAAGATACTGCCGATATACGATATGATAACAAAAGCATCCAGTGTTGTCCAGGAATGGATGCCGCATATATATACACAGCAAAGAATACTGCGGGTGGTTAATCCCGACGGTAATGCAAAAGAATTAACAATCAACGAACCTGTGATAGATGATAAATCCGGGGCTGTAATGACTATGTACGATATGCAGTCTGCTAAAGTGGATGTGAAGGTCGTTATCGGGAGTACCAGAGCAAAATCGCCAGCTGCCGATCTACAGCGCGACCTGGCCCTGTTAAGTGCTGGTATCTATGATAAAACACAGGTGATTATGAATATGCAGGGTGATATAGATAAAACATCACTTATCGCCAGACACAGCGAAATACAGCAATTGCGCGGTGCAGTTGAGCAAATGGAAGGCGAACTGAAACAGTTGCAGGGCGATATGCAAACCCGCGAAAGAGAAATTTTCCACGCCAATATGAGGGCGGAAATTGCCGAAGCCACGAAGTCTACATCACAGGCCGTGAGCAATATTAAGGCAAATGCAAAACTTGAAGAAGCGAGACAGAGGGATGCCTCGAAAAAGGTAAAAGAGGGTGCATCTTCTGTTCTAAACGCGATTAACTCTGAACCAGCGGCTCCGGCTATCGGATAACCGCACAAACAAGGAGCATCGAATGGCTACAGAACAAGAACAGGTAACAATACCGGCGGGTGGAGATAACCCAAAGGGTGACTTTATGATGGACACATTAAATGCGTTCAATGAAGGCCCGCAAGAAGGCTCTCCAGATGAAAATCAGTCCGATGGTAGCGTTCCCGTTGATGGAAGTGCTGATTCACAGCAACAGATAACACCGCAGGAAGCGGAAGGGTGGCTCATCGAGAATAAATTTCGCGATGATGCCGAAGGCCGGGATAAACTGGCAAACTCCTACCGCAGTCTGCAAAGCGAGAAGGATAAACTATCAAACGAGTATGGCGAAAAAGATGAAAAGTACAAGCAACTGGATCAACTTGATTCTTTTTTGCGTGCTAATCCCGAAGTGGTAGAAAACCTTCGCGGCAATATTGAAGAAAAAGTCAACCAGAGCAAGCCACCGGTCAAGCCGGATGATTACGATCCCTACGAGGAATCTATCGAAGGGTCGGAATCATACAAATACCGGCAGGCCTATGACAAATACCTGGTTATGCAAGGTGCTAATGAAGCCCGCAAGGAACTTGACGGATTTCGTCAGGAAATGCAGGCTAAAGAAGCAGTTGATGCAGAACAACAGGTGTTGCACAACCTCGGGTTGAGTGATTCTGACATTCAGGAATATCGTGATTTTATTAATGATCCGAACGTGGTCACGCCTGAAAACCTTGTCAATATCTGGCGCATGATGAGTCAGCAAAAATCTGGAAAAACTGCACCGGGAAATGATCCACAGGCTCAACCTGAAGGTCCGTCTGGTCGAACGAGCCTCGCAAGCGTTAGCGGAGTTACACCTTCTCCGTTGAAATCGTCAAGCAAGGAAGTAAATGAGTTTATGGATGGTATAATGCAGTTTTCCAATAATTACACCCCTGATAGGAAATAATAATGGCAGCTACTACCTATGGAACCGGTACAGCCGTTCAATTCAGCGATGGAACGCAACGGCAAGTATTGGAACTTGGAAGTAAAATTCACTATTATAACCCTGATGTAACACCTATATTTTCAATCTTCGGAATGAAAAGCATGGTCACTCCTGTCCCTATTTTTGAGTGGATGGAGGATGAACACATGATTAAGCGCAGTCTGTCAATTAGTATGTCAGGCGCCAGTGCGGGTGCAGATTCCAGTACAACTCTCCTTTCCGATACCGCTACAAGTGGTGTCAACGGAGAGAACTCTATTATAAATTTCAGAACGCAGGCTCAAGTAGAAATGTTTGAAGTCGGCGGAATTTATAGTGCGTCACTTTCTGGATCAGCCGCAATGGAAACCGCTGTAACTCACTTGATCTGTATTGCTATTGGACAAGATGTTAATCTAACATCACCGTCTGATAAGTCAGTACAGTTCGTGGGCGCTCATGTTCACGCATCCTTAAACGCTTACAACACAGAGGCCGCTGCTGGTGGCACAGATTTAATTGGTTTTAATACCGATTCTACTCTGACGCTATCTTATGTTGCCAATGCGGGACTGTTTTATGACAATGCTGTTGCAACCTCATACTATGGCTATCAAATCCACAGTGGAAGCAATAATTTTGGCGAAATTAATTTTGCCGATGCTGACTACTTTATGGTTGAAGGTGGCCCTGGACAGTATGCTGAAGGTGCG